CTGGCACTCTGTGCCTTACGCTAAGAATGGGGTAGTTTGTAATATTGGGGATTTGTTGCAGAGATGGACAAATGACTATTTTAAGAGTACAAAACATAGAGTTGTAAATAGTCACATTCATCTGCAAAGATATAGTATGCCTCATTTTGTCGACCCAGAGCCTGGCACTATGGTTAAAAACTTGATGGGTGGTGTGGATAAGTATGAACCTATAGAAAGTTTGGAATATCTTCTATGGAGACTTGATCAAAGTCTTTAGGTATTGACAACAACATATTTTTGTGGTATTGTAGTTATAGAATGATTCGTTATGGAGAAGTTGAATGGCAAAACGTACACGCAGAACCAAAGCAGAAATGGAACTCGCCCGATCAAAAGTATTGGGCGAGACTACACAAGGAAACGGATTTCGTGATATTTTTGATGTTTTAGAAGAATCGCCAAAACCTAAAAAGAAACAAGTTCGCAGAACCAAGGCTCAAATTGCAAAAGACAATGCAAAACTTGCCAAAGAAGAAGAAGAAAAATACAGTGTACCGAAAAACAACACTGTATTTCTTGACCGGCCTGTAAAGTCTAAAATTCCCCCAGTGTTGAAACCATCAGTAAATCCACAACCTAGAGTAAAATTCGACGGCGACTTAGTTGGAGAAAAACTAGGCCTTGGTACTGGATTGATCCTTGGCCGAGTTGATATGAAAAAAGAAAAGAATTTTCATATTATGTCATGGAATAATATTGACAAAGACTGGCGAATAATGTATGATGGTAGACATAATACAAATGAGGACCAGATTAGAGTATGGAATAGTTTTTCAAAAATTAAAGAAACATATGAAACCCCCCCTAAAAAGGAATTAGATAATGGACGTAATGGAAAATCAACACAAAGAAAGAGATCATCTAAAGTCAATGCTGACTGAAGAATCTATGGTAGTTACTTTTGAAAAGGCGGATGGTACATCTAGAATTATGAAGTGTACCACAAATCCTACTGTAGTTCCATGGCCGGATAATCCAGTAGAAGATGTTAGTATGACAAAGATTGAAAAAGTCAAAGACGAAAATCATTTTGTCGTTTGGGATTTGGAAAAAGAAGGATGGCGTTCTTTTAAATGGGAACGTGTAACAGGTTGGAATAAGGAAACTGAAAATGGGTAAGAAATCAAGAGATAAATATGTATCGAAGGGTGAACGTAGGAATGTAGCAAAGTCTAGTTGCACGCCTAAATCTGATAATGACAATGTTTTGGATCGTCAGGTACGCCAACGCAAGGCTTGGAATCAAGGTAGGAATGTTGTTCTTACTATTGAGAATCCAAATAAGACAGAAACTAATAAACGATATATAAAAGTAAATGCAAAAGATGTTTGGGGCGAGGCACGTCATCAGAAAATCTATACAATGACAGGAACAGCGGGCGGTTAATATGAATTATAGAAGTGTTTATGAATTTACTTGTACGGAATATAGTTCTGATAATGTAGATAATATCGAACAAGAAAAATTACACTACAAAGCTAGGATTGATGCTACTGATTTTAACCTAGAAGAATTGTTGTTGTCGATAGAAGATTTTTTAAGGGCTTCTGGTTACGATTGGATAGAACCCCATAGTTTAAATGTCGAGGGGTATGATCCACAGTCCGATAAACAAATGACACAATCGGAATTTGATGAATTTAAAGAAATGTTGAATAAAATTGGAGTGAAGGCGCCTTCTGTTGTGCCAACACCGGCTGCGCCTGACGCAATGGAAATTCACGAAAGAATGATGGGAATTGATAGGACAGCGAAAATAGTGTCTTTCCCAAGAAACGGCGTTGATGTTCCGGCAGATAGTTTTGAAACTATTGAACCAGAAATTGATATGACTGTTGAATTTGATTATGATGAAAATATATTTTCAGAAGATAATGACTTTTCGCAATATCACTACATAATCAATGAGGAGGAAACAAAAAATGACTAAAATGAAATTCGAACTCACAGAAGATCATGTTTCTGAAATATTACACATGAAAGATGCTAGTGAATGGCATGCTGCAATGTTGGAAATGTTTCCAGAATATGATATTGATACAAGAAACCGTGTCGCGGGATTTCTTGCACAGACAGCACATGAAAGTGCTAATTATAAGGTTCTATCAGAGAATCTAAACTACTCTGCAAAGGCACTTGATGCCATCTTTGGAAAGTATTTTAAACGTGGTGGTAGGGACGCTAAGGAATACCACAGACAACCAGAGAAGATTGCTAACGTAATCTATGCAAACCGTATGGATAATGGCAATACTGCGTCTGGTGATGGTTGGAGATATCGTGGTGGTGGTATTTTACAACTAACTGGAAAATGGAACTATTCAAAATTTGCAAGTGCTGCACAGGGAATTTCTAGTGCTACAGAAGCTACCGAATATGTTCGTACTCCTAAAGGTGCTATTGAAAGTGCTTGTTGGTTTTGGGCAACAAACGATATTAATATTTGGTGCGACACCGATGATATTGTATCAATGACAAAACGAATTAACGGTGGTACTATTGGACTCGCGGACCGCAAGAAACATTATATTCATGCATTAGAAGTATTGGGGGGAGAGTATAGGACTCGCGGAGATGTCGATATTGATGGTGATGATGCAAAGTATAATCTTGTCCGAAAAGGGTCTAAAGGCGACACAGTGAAGAAACTACAGAAGGACTTGGGCGTCAAGTCTGACGGGGATTTTGGTGCTGGTACAGAAGCAGCATTGAAGGCATGGCAACGCGAACATGATTGTGTTCCCGATGGTGTTGCAGGCCCACAGACACTAGGAAAACTTTTTTCATAATGTCTGGCGCAAACATCTAACCATAGAGAAATATCTGAAATTTTTTGACATAAGTAATTTTTATTCAGTCAAGAATGGATTGCATTATGAATAGAAATTTCAGAACTCTTAATACATATAGTGAATACATGACAGTAGATTATAAAGAAGCAAATAAAATGTTTTATAGAGTCAAGGGACATTTAATCCCCGAAGAGTGGACTGACTCTGATATAGTAAAAATGTATGATAGTTATTTTGCTCGTTGTTGGGGTAATAATGAAGGCGGCCACCATGACGAAGGATTCGAATCTGCATGGAACGAACGCATGGATATAGAAATAGATAAATTCTGTGTCAGAGGATATGACTAGTTTATGAAAGACGAAATATTATTGGATTGTTATACATTCCATCCTGATGTTTATAATAATTTTAAACCCGACTTTGGAGCTAAATTTATACCTCAGTGGTGGAAAGATCAAGTATCACATCTTCCGCCTCGCGCCAAAGGATATGAACCATCATCTACCATAAAAAAATGTCCGGCATTTGTTCAGTATTTTATAAGAGGAATTGTACTTCCAATTTGGAATGATGTATCTTTACACATAACGGATGATCCAAAAAATCCGTGTGAGTATCATCAAGATATAAAAAATGGTAAAAAACTTGAAATGTATTTTGATGGAAGTCATAAAGCTGATCAATTTTATGGATTTGCGAAAGATGATGGATTTAATTGTAAATTGTCCTCGCCATGGAAATTTGTGTGTGACGATAATATTAGTTTTACAATGACTCAACCTTTGTGGTCGCAACGTGAAACTATGTCGGAACTTCAACTATTGCCGGCAGTAATTAGTTTCTATCGACAATTTGCAACCGATTATAATTTCTTTGCGACAAGAGAACGTGGTAAACGAATTATTACTTTAAAAGAAAATACTCCATTGGCAATATTACACCCTATGATAGATGATCATAGAAAAATAAAAATAAAACATCATATAATACCATTTGAATCTTGGAATTCGGTACACAAAGACCCAAAGCGTCCTGACCCTGTTCGTATATGATTAAAAAAACTATTGACATCCACAGATGATTCGTGGTATAAATAGAATGTAGACGTTGAAAAGAATTGGACATTCACTGGACTTGGGGGCAGTACCCAACGACTCCACCATGAAGACATTGCCTTGAACTAGAAGTGGCAAAGCTACGTACAGACTAAGTTGCTCGGATGTCCGGGCTACATGGGGGCAGATCCCATAGGTAGTGTCTTTTTGATGGGGTCGAAATAGGATCGACAGGTATGGAAATGAATTGGAGTCGCCCCGATCTAAGCTGGGTTAACGCGAAGAAAACTACTAAATGCAAACAATAATTTTGCACCTACTGGTTACGCTCTAGCAGCATAATGCAGGGGGGTTGGTGACTTACCTAGCAACAGAAAAGTCACACTACACACACAAACACAGATTGGAATGAAAATGCGAGACTATATTTACGACACTTGGAACAGCGTTATGGATGCTGATATTAATCCATTGAAAAATCTCCCCAACTTACAGGTACGACATTTAATCATGCAAATCCTTGCATGGATGTGGGTATCTGCCTGCTCCCTTTATATGGGTAGCGTATTATTTTGGGGAATAAATGCAATCGCTCATACACTCTTGCTTGGAGTGATTGTTATTACAGTCGGTACATTTGAGACCGCAAAAAAAAGACCTAATGTATTCAAAAGAATTGATGGATATAACGGCCGTCAGAATAATGGCGAACACAACTAAACACACACAGATAGGAAAATAAAATGGCTAATAAGAACCCCTTCGAAATTAGAGAGACAATGCTTTCAATGGCAAAAGATTA